CAAAAGCAGTTCATATAGGCTTGATGCGACTATCTGGAGAACTTTTCACATGGTTGTTTAATACTATGCACATGTTAGCAAGAACTGTGACTAAGTATTCTATACAGCCTGGAGACCCAATATGTGTTGCTGGGGATGACACGTTGATGTTTAAGGATTATCAAACGAATCCTGACTGGTTCCGAGAGTGGGAAAGATTGGACATTTGTATCGAAAAAAAAGAAGTCCACTCAAATGGGAGTTTCTGTGGCTGGAGAGTTGTCGATGGATATGTTTTCAAGGACCCGAAAATCTTATACATGCGTTGGAAAGCAGCTGTTAGTAGAGGGAAATTGAAGGAGGTTGTGGATGGATATTCACTGGAATTCATGACTATATACTCATTAGGAGATATCTTGTTTTCTGTATTAGATGAAGAACAAATGGCTTACGTTAACGTTTTGAGTCATTTGATACATAACGCTCATCGTTATTACGGATTACGTCATCAGATAAATTTCCTTGATCGTGATATAACAGTCAGTCTGACTTCTGTTCATAATCAATTGCATTACTTGAGTGTTGTCTCTGAGATTTTGTCCGAATTGCCTAGTGTTAATTTAGATCTACCTGGCGATATGAGCACTTACACCGTGCAAAGGGCATTAGACTATGACTTCGATTGACCACACTGCAAAACCTGAAGTGGAACTAGGCAGAACTGTTGAGACAGTTGCTTCTGTTCCAAGATCCAAGTGTACCGTGGTGATCAATGTTAAGAAAGATACTGAAGTGTGTAAAGCAATTAATGGAATCACAAGCGTTCGTAGTGTTTGTTCTGAGATCAATGGCCCTGTGAGGATTAGCGGGATGCAAATTCGTTGGATGCCTAAGGCTAAAGATGCTGAGTTGTCTTATGTTGCCTTTACTTCAGCTGCGTCAGTTGATCTGACTACTTATGATGATTATCCAAATGCTGGAGGTGAGGTTTCCAATCAAATGACTTATGGGAAATGGAACATATTCCCAATAGTTATTCCTGCTGGTCTAGCTTCTCAAATTTATCCTGTTTCGGGCGATTTTCCGTCTACTTCACTGTTCATTTACAGTAAAGGAGAGTCAAGGTGCAAACTTGACATATCTTTGGAGATTCATGGAGATCGTATTGTTAAGGCTTCTGATTTTTAGGTGAGGATGATGATGAATCTACTGATTCTGAATCCGAATCTGAAAATAATTCCATTCCGGGGGATAATGACACTGATGCAAATAATGTAGTCCTATTGGAAACTTCTTTGTATCAACATGATTTTTCAATTCTTGAACCATGGTTGCAACCTATTGATGGTGGTGGCAATCAATCATCTATGCTTACTTTTTCTGTACAACATGACAAATATGTTCACACTGGAACTTATTTTTGGTCCAAATTAACTAGGAAGTGGAAATTGCTTCCTGGTTGTCATTGTGCTGATTATTTTTCCCAAAATTTGGGTTTTATTAGTACTAGGACTAAAGATGAGTTCAATGTTTATTGTAACTTGAACTACTGCTCTTGTTGAGTAATGTTAATATAACTACTCAAGAGCTTCTCTCTAAT